CCACCCTTGCGCCGAGGGCTGGGAAAAGCTGCTGCGCACCCTAGGTAAAACGAAAGCAGACGACGAACCCGTTCCCATCATTCAGATTCTGGACAGCAACGGATTAGATGATGCGTTGTGGTGTTTGCGCGCAGTGGAAGGTCATGAACGCGAGATTAGGCTTTATGCAGTCTGGTGCGCTAGGCAGGTGCAACATTTGATGACAGATCAACGCAGCCTTGACGCACTAGATGTTGCTGAACGCTTTGCGAATGGTGAGGCAACGCAGGAAGAATTAGTTGCTGCGCGGGCTGCTGCTAAGCGGGCTGCATATGCTGCGGATGCTGCGGATGCTGCGGATGCTGCGGAGGCTGCGTGGGCTGCGCATGTTGTGGATGCTGCGGATGCTGCGGATGCTGCGCATGCTGCGTGGGCTGCGCAGGCTGCTGCTGCGTGGGCTGCTGCGGATGTTGCTGATGCTGCTGATGTTGCTGCTGCGCGGGCTGCTGCGCGGGCGGGGCAAGCACATGAGTTGCGCCGGGTTTGTGAACTAGTCGAACGGGTGTAATTTAAGGCATTTTGTAAGCGCCGGGGAAACCCGGCACTTCGATTAGCTTCGCCTCATCAAACCCGGCAGGTAAACGGTTTAGCGCAGGTATTACGCTGCGTCCTGTGCAACGGCAGTTAATTGCTTCGCCGGGCAAGACGTAACCGAACGAGTCCCCAAAATCGATACCCCGGTCAATGCGATAAAACCAGTGCTCGCGCCCTGCTCGCACGTGTTCAGGACGTGGCTCTTTGCCTGCGCTGGAATGCTGCCACATGGCCCACGTTACGCCAATCTCGCGTTGGCGTGAACTGTTGAGTTGCGCAGTAGCTTTGTTCGACTGGTCACGTGCAATCAGCGCGGCGCGGCGCGTTGATACACCCCCGGTCTTTTTGATCGCGTCTGCCATGGTGGATAAGTCCCGCCCGGCAAGGAAATTACGCGTCACAATCCCTTCGATGTTCTTGTGGTAATCCTGCTGGATCGACTTAATCAGCGCGACATTTTCTTTGATCTTGGTATCAAGGATCAGTTTTTGCGCAGGCGTCACCTGCATCTTAATGTCAAACCCAGCTTTATCCAACTTGCCGCGCCACGACCGAGAATTGCTGTCATACCACTTGCCCGCCATCTGTTTAGCTATCTTGTTGGCGAAGTCGTCAAAGTAGTTTTGCCAGTAGTCGTGCAGTCGGCCAATCTCGCCAAAGAGCTTGCGCGTGGCTTTGCCCGGCGTGTCGGCATCCTGTGCAATGTCCGGTAGCAACCCTGCCTCTACGTTGGCGTCTTTAGCTTTCTTGAACCGCATGGCGAGCCAATACTCATAAGAAGCGGTCATGTTAGCTACCGCTTTGCTCAATGCCTGCTTGTAGAATAACTCGACTTGAAAGTTAGTTTCTACTGCGGGAAGTTTGATGTCCCGCTTGCCGGGTGCGCGCAGTTCCATTATTGCGACGATTGCTTGTCAACCTGATTTTCCATCACGGCCTGCCCCATTTCCGCCAACTGCGCTAAAGAGTCGGGGTCCACTTCGGCAGGATCGACCGGGCCGCCGTTCGCCGTGTAACCCTCGCCGCCAGTCGCAGCGGGCGCGCTCGTTTCTTGCCCCGGCTGTTCGTCGCCAATTTCCAGAATGTGCTCCGTGATGCCTTGTATGTCGTCGTCCGAGGTTTCTTCTAGCGTGTCGGCCACCAGTGTCCCGGAATACATGCTGCCCAGGTCGTTGTCGAGGCGTTCAGCTACCTGCTGCGGAGTGATGACTTGCTGCTCGATATAGATTGCATCGGTTTCTGCTTCGTGTTTTTGACGCTCTGCATCTTCCAACTCGGTCAATTCGTGCAGTTGTGCCCATTCGAAGAAAATGGATTCGTCGATGTTGCCAAATAGCGACAGTTGAACAATACGCAAAGCGGTTTGCATTAACGCGGTCAGTGTGTTTGCTTGATAACCGGCTACGTGATCGTACCAGACGCGAACTTCACCATCACTGGACGCATTTAGCCCAGTAGGCGTTACGCCCAGCAACTTCACTAACGGCGTGTGCGACACTGCCGCCATTTGCTCCTGCGACTGGGCTTGCAGCGCGTCCAGCCCTGACAACGGCGTGTTGAGTTGGAAGAACTCTTCCGTCGCCATGTCAAGAAACGCGATATTGCGATTGTCGCGGGCGCGGTTGAACAAGTCTGCGCGTGCAGCTAAATCCATCGCGCCGCCCGGTTGCAGCATCTGCTGCATGTCCGTGCGCACCCCCGTAATAGAGAATTGCTTGACGGTATCGCTCACGGATTGCCGGGTGCGCAGCCAATTATCGACATACTCGGCGGCAAGCTGCGTCATTGAAATGCCACGGAATGAATACGTGGGTTTGAGCATGTCCGGTACAGGGCGGCTGACGATCGTTTCTAGCCGGGTCGCGTGTACTTCCGTGCCGAGCATCCACCACGACGAAGGCTTGTAAAAATCCGCTGCGGTAGGATCAATAGAATTGTAGTAGTTCGGCGTCACCCAGTACGGTTCCACCACGCGCAAACCCTCAAACGAGCCTTTCTTGACCGTGTAGGGACGCAATACGAGTGGTGTATCACGGAATTGCTCGTCGTTCTTCAGTTTGAAATAGACGTGCCCACCCCCGAAAGCTTGATCATGAATGACCAGTTGGCGCACCACTTCCCGTAAGTTAATGCGTTTCAGTTCTGACTCAATTTGTTCCAGCAACGCGGGATCGGTGTCGTCTGCTGCTTTGACGTATCCCCACTTGCGCACGCATTCATCGGCGAGCGTTTCGTGCATGGCGCGATATTCCGGCAATTGAGAAAGTAGCGCCAGCGTGGGGAACCCGGGAAAGCCTGTGCGCGATACAAACGTCAGCGCGTTAGCTGCTGCGCCATTAAAGTCCATCGCATGTTCTGCGGCTTTGCGCTCGTTGTTCGAATAGTGCGCGTTGTTCGTTTCGTAGCGTTGCGCGGATTGCAGCGACGGGCTAGTCGGTTCGCCCAACGCGTCCACTGCGGCGCGCATCGCTGCGCGGCGTGCGTATTTGTCGTCGGCCGCAATCGGTTTAGCGGGACGTGTTGCAGTTTTTGCAATGCGTTTCGTTGCGTGTTTGCGTCGTGACATAGTTACACTCGATTAAGAATATCTTTTGTAATCATACTCGCTATCGGCGAACGTAGCATTAACTGATGCAAGGCAATGGTCATCATGTCTACTGCGTCGTCGTAGCCTGTCGTCGTGTCGGGGAAAGTCGTAACTTCCGCAACGAGTGGCGTAATGCCTGGCACTTCGTCCGGGTGCGGCAGCATGACTTGCCCATTTTCCCACGCCCACGACACCGCAGCGGCGCGAGCCTCTTTGCTGCCCAGAGGCGGCACGCCTTCAAGCCCGGCAAAATGCTTGCGCAGCATGTCGATCAACGCCGCGCCATTGGCCGCGTCTTCAATGTAAATGCGCGATACGCGGGGGTGCTTCTGCTTTAGGTCGGTAATAGCTTGTGCCGTTGCCATGAAAGCGAGTTTAGCCCGTCTGAAATCCAAGAGCCAAGCGCGCTGGTCGGCATGTGTGAACCCCCACACACCCGCGCACACGTAATCACTTGCCTGCCCGTCTTTGAACGTCGCGTCAACGCTGATAACTACCCGCTGGAAATTAGCGGGCAAATCAGCGCGCCGGTAGTATTGTAAGTACTGCTTCTTGAAAATTGCCCCGAATTCCGACAGCGGCACTTGCTGGAACATGGCCGACCACCAAAACTCCGACATGTGTTTTTTCATTTCTAGCAGTTTGGTTTCGTCGTGCAAGTACGGCACAAGTGCACCCTCTGGTAAATCCGGGTTGTAACCAATCTCCGTGGGTTTGTTGAGCGCGGGGAACGACAATAACGTGAATCGCTGATCAGCGGCCATCTTGCGGCGCACACGGGCTAGCAAGTCATTTGCCGACCAGGGCGTACCGATGATGACCGTGCCTGACCGGGCCTGTAAGCGTGTCATCAAAACCGATTCGTACCAAGCTTCTAACCCGCCCTGCACAACTGGCGACAATGCAGCTTGTGCATCGCGTATGGCATCGTCAATGATCCCCACGTCAATACTGAAGCCGGTAAGGGAGCCGCCCACACCCACGCCCCGCAAACCCCCGTTAGGCACGTCAAACCCGTCTGAATTGTCAACACCTTTAAACCCGATTAATGATGCAGCGGGAAACACTTCACGGTAAAGCGGTTCACCCATGATAGACCTTGCATCACGCGTATTGCGCCGGGCTAGTGCTAGCGCGTAACTCGCACCCGCAATGCGAACTGCGGGTAAGTGGCCGTGTAATCTTCCGAACAGGTAGGGGGGTAGGCAGCGCGAAATTAAGGAACTTTTGCCATGTTGAGGGGGCGCAGTAAGCATCAATACGGGCCGCTTGCCTGCAATCACGTCAGCGACAAACGCGTCAATTGCTTTGCACACTTCGACCGAGAACCCGGAATGCTTAAAACGTGGACGGTGCAAAAGCGATACAAACGCAGCAAAATTCGTGCGCGACTCTTGGATCAAGAATCGCAGCGGATCGAGGCCGACGATTGCATTCATTTGCCACCATCCAACAAGCCCATGGTCGCCAATTCTTTCAACTGTTCGACGTACTGCGCTTTTTGCTCCTCAGAAATGGTTTGCGACAAAGTAGCCCCGTTTGAAATCTCAACTACGGCTTTATCGAATCCGAGCAACTTGGTCAACGCGTTAAACGCGTTTGTTTTAGATCGAAATTTAGGCACGACAACACCTTGCTTGACTTCGAAGCCCTCTACGTACCGCCCGTATTTGTAGGTCTTCAGTGCGGCATGGTCAATCTCATAGCGCTCAACAGCACCAACACCCCCGCACGTCCCGCACGTCGCCAGCGTGCCGTCGTCTGAAATACTACCGTCCGAACGTGTCTCACCGCCGACGGTGCCACGCCCGTGACAGCCGCCGCACGTAACAGTGCGAACTTTGAGCAAATCGGTCAGGTTCGAATTGATGAGGTCGACCAGATCAGCCACAAGTGACGCGTGGACGGGTTCGAGTTTTGCCATAAGCGCAGTGTAACGCAATTGATCGACGCTTGGCGATAGTTACCTGCCATGAAGTTGTCAGTTAGATAACCTGCGACTTATTTCATTTGCAGTAGCTTCCGTACCGGTACGGCAGGAAGTTGTTTCTCCCTCCGTACTCTGTTGTCAGAGTGTTAATTATTTATTGTGCGCTGCAACATGGAAATTACAGAAGTACGGAGGGAGTAGTACTTTGACAACTATCTCCCTCCGTACTTCTGAATAAGTCTGAAACCCGCATTCTGTAGCTGTTTCTTAGTATAGTAGTTAAATAAAATATTAATAATATATAATAAATACAGAAGGAGAATACAGAGTTACTATATAAGCACTGGATGAAGAAAGTAGTAACAAGTAGGGTACTTATTACTACTTTCGCAAAGTGTACAGGGTCTCAAAAACCTGCCTCCGTACTCCGTCCCTCCGTACCTTGCTTAGTAGCAACTGCGCAATATCGCGCCGCACGTGACAGCCGCGCCGTTCTTTGGCACAATCAGCACATGGACACAGTAGCTCTCGATTATTCATTGTGGGACTTGACCGTAGACCAATATGGCAATTGGGCAACGGTGGGTGACGCTACGCCGGGCGACTCGACAGGCCCCGCAATGCGCATGGCGCAGGACGTAGCCACGCGCTGCCTGACATGGTACGGGGAGCTTTACTACGATACGACGCAAGGAATACGCTATAGCAACATCCTCGGACAAGCCCCTAACCTCACACTTGTGCAAAACTCATTTACGACACAGGCATTGAAAGTCTCCGACGTAGTGCAAGCCACTGCCGACTTTACATTCGCTAATCGCACCGTATCCGGGACAATCACTACCACCGACATTAGTGGCAATTCTTCGCAAGTGCTGTTATGACACAAGTCGTTATTCCGTTATCGGCCACACCTAACCAGACCATCACGGCGATTCTGGATGGCGCAGCGGCGCAGATTACGCTGACGACGACCGACTATGGTTTGTTTGCTGACGTGCTTTACGATGGCGTATCAGTTGCACTAGGTCGTTTGTGCCTCGACCGCACCGATATCAACCCGAATCGTTATCTGGGGTTGCCGCAACTACTGGCTTTCGCCGATCTACAAGGTATTACGGATCCCGTTTATACCGGGTTCGGTTCGCGCTACTTGCTGTTGTATGGGGATAGTTAAACCTTGCACTTAGCGCAACATGTGCTATGCTTGAATTGTCTTTTGGCATTCCGTTTCCTCCTGATGTGGGATCGCCTGCGCTACCAAGCGTTTGGCATTTAGCCGGGTTCGCCCGGCTTTTTTTTACCTGTTGACTTTACGTTTTGTTTAACTTATAGTTACTACACACAACACAACAGGAGCTAAACAAATGAAAACCACATTAAACAAAATCAGAGAGTGCCACCCTTGCGCCGAGGGCTGGGAAAAGCTGCTGCGCACCCTAGGTAAAACGAAAGCAGACGACGAACCCGTTCCCATCATTCAGATTCTGGACAGCAACGGATTAGATGATGCGTTGTGGTGTTTGCGTGCTGTAGAAGGTCATGAACGCGAGATTAGGCTTTATGCGGTCTGGTGCGCTAGGCAGGTGCAACATTTGATGACAGATCAACGCAGCATTAACGCACTTGACGTTGCTGAACGGTTTGCGAACGGTGAAGCAACCCATCAAGAGTTAATTGCTGCGCGGGCTGCTGCGTTTGATGCTGCGTACGCTGCGGCATGGGGCGCAGCAGGGGACGCAGCACAGGCCGCAGCACAGGCCGCAGCACAGGCCGCAGCATGGGACGCAGCACAGGCTGCGGCATGGGACGCAGCATCCGCAGCAGGGGCCGCGCAGGACGCAGCAGGGGACGCAGCACAGGCTGCGCGGGAACGCGAACTGCGCCGGGTTTGTAAACTGGTTGGACAGGAGCAAACAAAATGAACTCGACTACAAAAACACGAATCAAGTACATCGCTAGCGAGTTACTCGACTTAGGCGCAGTGTGCGGCTTTTTTGTACTTACCTACGGCACGGTATTGTCGCTCTATCTGAAATGGTTTGTGGTGCCGTTTTACCCCGTTTCTGTCAATCCTCTGATTGCGGGGTGCGTAGCTCTCGGGTTTCGGGTTCTATTCGCGCAGCACGTAGGAGTCGACGCGGGCCGAAACGTAATCGAAGTTATGTACACCACCGTCGTCCGAGCTACGCTGGGCTTAGTGTTTGGCTACATCGCACACATTTTAATGCGATGATTAAGACACGAACATTTGAGCTAGAGGGGAGGGACGCGGGCAAGACGGTGCAGCTAACCGAGTTGCCCGCTTTGGTTGCTGACCGGCTAGCCCGACGCATCATTCAGCGTTTTGACGGCGATGCTACCGGGGGGATTGTGTCGTTAGCGCTTCGTTACCAAAGGGAACTTGCCGCGCTTGGTGAGGAAGGATTGCGCTTGCTGTTCGGGTTTGTGCACGCTACTCACACAGACGGAAGCACGTTTGATATCCGGCGCGACTTGCGGGATTGGCGCAACGTGGCGAAATTGCAGCAAGTCGCGCTACTGTTGCATGTTGATTTTCTGTTTAAACGGGAGTTACTGGAAACGCCCGTTACCATGCGCGCCGAAGCGATCTTAGCGGGAGTGTCTGACATCGCTGTGACGTTTTGTTCGCCCTTTTTGGCTGCGGTGCTACAATCCGGGCAAGCTTCTTACGTCGAATTGGAAACCGTTCTGAGTACCGAAGACGCGTTTAACCTAGTAGAATTAACTAATGTGGAAGCTATCCGAGAATGGAAAGCCAACACGAAACCCAAAGGCATAGCATGAACCCACTAGACGAAATCAAAACCACCACGGTGTACGGAACTAAAGGCCGTGATGCGGGAAAAGCTTTTCGTATCACAGAATTGGACGTGGTGGCCAAGGCCGACTTTGTGGTGCGCTTAGTTTCTGCGTTGCGCGTCGAAAGTTACGAGGACTTGCTGGCGAAGGTGCAATCAGCCCCTGCTGGCGCGCCTCAGATCGATGTCATTATGCATATCTTGCAAGGGTCGCAGCCCCAAGCCGTGCATACGCTGATCACTGACGCGTTACAATCCGTGCAAATCGCACCCGATCCGAAGCACCCCGAAGCCTTTCGACCACTGTTGCGAACCGACATTCGCGAGCTGTCAACTTTGGGCGAGCTGCTAGCTGCTTTTGCGATGTTGAACATTTACGCCTAGCATGGTTACCGTCCCGTCAGTTAATGCGTTAAATGCGTTGGCGCTCGTTGCGTCAGCGTTGCCTAACGTCAACCCGCCCACGCCGATTTATGCGATTGTGGCAAGTGACACGTTTATCCCGCTGACGTTCCCTTCGTCGTGGGGGGAATTCTCCCCAAAATACGAAACGCAACTTTCGGATTATGCTCAAGAGCAAGGCGCGTTTCAGCCTTACAACAAAGTCAAGCGCCCTGAGACGGTCAACGTCACTATGATCAAAACAGGATCCGACGTTGCCCGGTTTGCGTGGTTCACTGCAATCCGTCAACAGGAAGCGTTAAATCCGACGCAGCTATACACGTTGATCTCGCCCATTGGCGTGTTTGCTGATTTTACGATTGCTACCATGTCAATTGACGTGCGCCCGGATCGTGGTTCGAACTTGACCTACTTGAATATCCTGTTTACGGAAGTGCCACAAATTACGTCTAGTGACGGAAGTTATCAAAACACGTTGTCAGCAAAAAGCAACCCAGTCGCGCAAATCGGGCAAGTCTTCACCACCGCAGTGACCGCCGCGCAGCAGGCGCTGGTTAACACTGCGAAATTCATTACAGGTTAAACATGGCTGATAACGGAAACGTGGTGGATGAACTTGTTGTTAAGTTGACATTGGACGATGACGAGTTCAAAAAAGCCGATAAAGAGGTAGACCAGCAGGTCGAGAAGACGGAGAAGAAACGCGTCAAAGAAGATGACAAGCGCAGCAAACGCGAAAAAGAGCAGATCAAACGCACAAAGCAATCGACTAGCGAAACAAAGACGCTGACCAATGCGTTAAAGGGTTTGTCGTTGTCGTTGGCGGGTGTGCTCGGCGTCGGTTCGGTGGCCGGGCTTGTCGGCTCGGTAATCGCACTGGCGGGCATGGAAACGAACCTGCGCCGCGCCGCAGTGTCGACTAACTTGTCTAACCGGGAAATGCAGGCGTGGGGTAGCACCGCCCGGCGACTGGGTGCGGATGCATCCAGCGGGGCGCAGGCCATAGCTGACCTTGCGCGAGAACAGCAGCAGTTCAACATCACGGGTAATGCGCCGACTCTCGCCGCGTTTTCGCGTATGGGTATTCGTGCGGGCGCTGACACGCCCATTGCGGATATCTTAGAACAAGCGCAGCACATGTACCGCGCTTCGAGTCCCGCGCAACAGCGGCAGATCGAATCAGGTCTATCTGCGCAGGGCGTATCTCCGGACTTAATTCTGATGATCAAGTCGGAAACCGACGCTCGCAGCGCGTACACGAAATCATTGAACGAAGCCGCCGAAGAGAACAAGAAAGCAATGGCCGCAGTCGCTGACGCGATGTCGGCGGTTGAAAGTTCAGCGATTAACGTTGCAAATTCGCTAGCGACGATACTACAGCCTGCAATAGAAAGCTTTGCGGATTGGACGAGCAAAGGTGCTACGGCAGTGTCGGCGTTTGTTGACCGCATCATGGCTTCTGGTGGGGGACTCGACGGCTTCATCAAAGTCATGCGCGAGGAACTGCCCACGGCGACTAATATTTATCTTGGCGCGCTCACCAAGCTGGGCGAGTACATCGACATCCTCGCATACGGTATTGCTAAAGCGTGGGACGTATTGAAGTCGGCGTTTGATAAATTCAACATCGGCGACAAAGTAGGAAGCATTTTTGATAACGTCAAAGAAGGTTTATCTGGGCCTGCGGCTTTCATCAGTAACCTTTGGACTAAGGTGGCAAAAGAAGCGCGCACAAACGGCCCGGCGCCGGTCGCTAACCTGTTCGGATTGAACAAACCCGCAGCCACCCCCAGCACAGCAACACCTAGCGCTGGCGGCACGGTCAGCTCGCAAGACCTGATGACTAAGCTGATTACTAAATACGGGCTGACTGTGCCGCAAGCCGCAGCAGTCGCAGCGAATGCGCAAAGTGAATCAGGGGTCAAGACCAACGCCTTCAACCCCGAAGGCGGCGGCAGTGGCGCACGCGGTCTACTCCAATGGCGTGGCCCGCGCTCTGACGCTTTCTTGTCGAAGTATGGGGTTCGTCCTGATGGCGGGACACTCGACCAGCAGCTGGACTTTTTGTTCTCTAACCCTTACGAATCCGGGTTACTGCGTAAGTCTCTTGGTGTAGGTGGCAGCGCGCAACAGCTTGGCAAGTCTTTCTCCGATGTGTTCGAAGGTCACGGCAATCTATCAGAATCTATCCGGCGCGGGCAGCTAGCTGACAAGTTGTCCAGCGGGTACAACGGCCCGGATTCGGCTGGAGCAGCCCCGGCTGGCACTTCAATTAGCATCCAAAGCGTTACGGTGCAGGCGAACAACCCTGGTGAATTCGTCAACGGGATACAACGCCTGACCGGACCACAAAATCGCAACAGCGCTGTGCGTTAAATAGCTTGACATCGCCGTTACGTTTTCGTAAGATAGCTACACACTTACAACAGGAGAACGTCATGGCGTTGAATAAGATCGAGCGGGAGCTGCTAGTTGCTGCGAGAGAACTGATAGAAAGCGGTGAAGAATATTTTCTTTGTTTTGCGATAGCGAGCGCTACCCCCCAGCATTATTACTACGCGTACGCGGCAAATCGCCTCGATCTTTATATTAGCGAGGCGCTAGCGCCGCACGTGTCCCTCGAAACATGGCAGCGCGCAAACGGCTATAGTGCTCGACGTGATGGTAAGCAAGACCGCCTTGCATGGGTTGACTGGATGCTCGATCAACCGGAGGTTGAATAATGAAGAAGTTCTTACAAGGCCTGTTCGACCTGACATTAGCACTTTTTGGCTATTTGCTCCTGTCGTGGCTAGCGGTTAAACTGGGCTAATCATGACAGGTACATTTCAACAATTTGCCGAACGTGCGGCACGCGTCACGGTGTCCGTGACGCGCAACAACGCGCAAGGTGTGGCGCAGACGTACACCTACGTCTACACACAAAACCGCATGCGTATTCAGGTGCGGCAAGGCGGGAAACAGTACGGTAATGCGCACATTGAAATCTTTGGCGTAGCACAGCAAGACATGAATCAAATAGCCCGGTTGTGGTTTGAGGTCATGACGCCGCAGAACGCGGACACGGTTGCAATCGATGTGTGGAACGGCATGCAGTACATCCCGTTCTTTCAAGGTGTCATCATGTGGTCTGCGGTAGACGCGTCAACGATGCCGCAAGTGAAGCTGGTCATTGACAGCAACGCCGCTATGCCTTTGATGAATACCCCAGTGCCGCCCTATTCGAATCCGGGGCCGGTGACGCTATCTGACGCGTTAGCAGACATTGCCGGGCAAGCGGGTTTTGCCGTGGTGTATTCGGCATCGGTGCCAGTCTATTCTCTGACAAACCCCCGCGTAACGGGTTCGCCGTTGGAACAAATTAATGCACTGATGTCGCAATATCCCGACCTGACATGGTTTGTCAATTTGCAGCAAGTTGTTATTCGCCTAGCGGGCGCACCAAGTGACACAGACGCGGTACGCATTGCGGTTGATACGGGGTTGCAATACGCCCCGGTGTACAGCACGAGCGGGTTGAGCATCACGACAATATTCAACCCATTGCTGCGCCCCGGCATAGCGCTGGATGTAGAAACGACGTTTGATTTTGTCAACCGTACCAATTGGGTTGCGGCCGTGTTGTCGCACCAATTAGATGTCAACCTGCCCGGCGGCCAGTGGAATACGGCCATCGCGGCGAATAGCTACGGCGCAAAGAGTAATAACTAATAGGAGAACAAACATGAATGAACACCCCGTAGCTATGGACTTCGACCAAGCCTTAGCAGTAATCAAGAACGGGCTGGCACAGCACCAGCTTAGCGAATACTTACCCGGACATTACGACACGCTAGTTCTGTCTAACCTTCTCGTAAAGCTGGTACACCGTGTGGCTGAACTAGAACGTAAATTAGGAGAACAAACATGAATGACACCGCACGCAAGATTAAAGAGACTTTTGTTTATTTTGCGGTCGCAGCGGGCGCATTAATTGCGGTGGCTGGATTATGCCTCATCGTTTGTGGGAAGTACTTTCTTATGGAGCGCCCGGCTTGTATCGAACTAAGTAAACTCACTGGGCGCGAAGCTTTCGTATCACCCCGCGTATCGTGCATGCTGAAAGAAAACGGCGAGTGGGTTGATTACCGTGTTGTTACTGAAAAGAAGTCTAGCGTCACGATTAAGCGGGAAAGTGCAAAATGAGCAACACCCCATTTAGTTTCCCGTTCGAGGCGCAGTTCGATCAGGACCGGTCGCAAGAGTACGTCATCTTGTCGTTACTGCGCGGCACGATCAACACCGCAGAACTGGTACACGTGCAGGCAGTCAATCCAGTGTCAGATCGCGTCGGGTTCGTCACCGTGCAGCCAATGGTTCTGGACGTAGATACGAACAGCATCGTGCTCGATCAAAGCCCAGCATACAACGTGCCATATATGCGCATGCAGGGTGGCGTATCTGCGATCATCTTAGACCCAGTGGTCGGGGACATCGGCGTAGCACTTTACGCGCAGAAAGACATCACTACGATTAAGAGTACGTTGCAGCCTAGCCCGGCTTCTACTGACCGCGTTTTTAGCACGGCCGACGGGCTGTACCTCGGCGGCTTTTTGAACGGCGCACCGACTCAGTACGTTCAGTTTCTCGCCAGCGCGGCAGGCATTAACATTGTCTCGCCGGGCAATATCAACCTGAACGCGACGGGCAACATCGCACTCAATGCTGGAGGTTCGCTAACGTTGCAAGCCGGGTCGACAATTGCCACTACGTCAGCAAGTACAACAACGGTCAACGCGTCGCAGCTAGTGGTCAACGCCCCCGCTGTGTTCAACAACACGATCAGCGGCACCGCGACGGGTTCGGGCAAGTTCTCCTTTGCTAGCCCGATCACTGCGCCGGATGTCATCGTATCCAACGGTAGCGTGACCAATCACTTTCACGGCGGCGTACAAACAGGTTCGGGTAATACCGGCAATATGACCGGTTAAAGTACTTGACAAAGAATTTAAGTTATCGTAAGATATGCTTAACGTTGGACGCGCGATAGTACCACCTAAACCTGCGCCGGGTAAGAGAGCGCAGGGCCAACATAGAAGCGTCGTTCTAGCGTGAAAAGGCCGGATAACAATGCGTATGCGCGGACCGGTGAATTTTACGGCGCTTCTGTGTTGGTGCAACTATGAAGTTGCAAACTGCGCAAACCCGTGCGCACTCCTCGCAGTTCTTCCGCACGGGGTCTAAAGGAATGTCGTCCTGTAGTTGCACCAACACTTTAATAATATGACCTACTCAGTACGTTGCAAAAATAGCGCATGTCGTCACCGCCGGGTTATAAATGGGCATCCCGACGAATATCTCAGGCCGCCAGCCTGTGAAGTGTGCAACACAGTGTCGGGGTGGCGGCTGGAAGGCAGAGAATACAATCGACGGGGTTTGTGCTATTGCCGCAACGTAGTAGGAAAAGATGGCACGTACCCGCATCGCACAACGCACCCGTTTTGCGACAACAACCCGCGAGGACCGTACAACCAGTTAAAGCGGCAAGGTGTAAAAGATAGCGACATGCCGTTCGAAGTAGCTGCACCAGTGAAGGGCGATTGTCCGTTTTGATCTACCAACATCAGGATTGCACAATGCTGACCGACAAACAATTCCTACAATGGATTCATGACCGCTTGCGCTATGAGCATGGAGAAAACATCTATATGGACTACATGCACAAGCTGCGAGCGATCATTGAGGCAACGCCGGATAGTCAGGTTACTCCGAATCGGGCGTCTCATCCTCATTTGGCGGAGGCTGGAATTCAATTGGACGCCCTGCAATCCCAACCACAGCAGGTGAGCAAATGAGCGATGATCTGACTAAGTTAATGGCGAAAATAAAAACTTATGGACGCGCCAATTATCATCGCGACGAAGATGTGGCTGAGGCATCTTGGACGGCTATTAAGGAAGCAATCGAAGAGCTTGAGCAGGCAAAGGCTGCTGCTGCGCTGTGGAAGACCATGGCAGAGCACCAGCACGCAAAACGCGTATATCCAGATATGCCGGGGCTTGCTTATGGCGCGTTAGGCGCGACGTTTCGAGCTGGTGGTGGTTGGGCTACTCGACAAGCAGATATCGACGCCGCAATCAAATCGCAAGAGGTGAAATCGTGAGCTTGGGTGAATTCATCAAAAAACGACGTAAAGCAAAGAAGCTCACGCTACAGCAAGTAGCTGCTATGGCTGGCACTAGCAAATCACACATCTGGGAGCTTGAAAACGGACGCACACCGAATCCCGGATTCTTAAACTGCATCTATATCGCGTTTGCTGTTGGCGCAAGCATGGATGAGATGGCAATAGCCGCTTGTGATGGCGTGAGAGATGCGAAGCTTGGACTTGGGAAAAAACAAGAGGTGAAATCGTGAAAGAACTGAACATTGAACAAGAGCGCCGCGAGTTCGAGGCGGATTTCAAAGAGCAGATGGGCATCGATGTTGGTCGAACATTTCATAGTTGCTATGCATCATCGCGCGTCGAGGATCGCTGGAATGGTTGGCTTGCCGCCAAGCGCGCCGTCGTGGGGAGCGCGGAGCCGGTGCCTATGAAGGATGCGCCAGCACGAATTTATCTGGTCATCGAAGACGGCGGCGATGCCTACAGTTCGTTTGCCGATGCAAGAGAGCAAGCAAATATGAGCGACGGCATCAAGTGGTGCGAAGACCGATTTAGCGACCGCGACGTACCGTACGTGCGCGCCGATTTCACCGCCCCACCAGCGGCTGTAAGTGCCACTGTGAATGGCATTGATGAAGTGGAGTGGTTGAAAACCGGACTCCGTAATTATCAAGAAAAGCTTGCGGCTGTTGTTGCCGAATACGAGGCTTACCAGAAAGAACACCCTGCGCCTGCAAGTGCGGAGCCTGCCGCATACCCAATTGGCAACGTATCCGGTCCTTGCGTATGCGGTTCATGGCCCGGTGGCGAATGCTTAAAGTGCGAACGCTACCCATCCGATCCGCCAGCGTATTTAAGTGCGGAAGATATGAAAGCAATTAACGATTTGCTCGGTACGCTTGAAAAACACGATGGGACAATAGAACGTTGTGCGCGTCACGCAAAAGCGATTCGGTCATTGCTGAGGCATGCCGCGTCTGTAAGTGCGGAGCCGGTGAGTCCATTCGCATTTGTAATCGTCGATAAAAATGGCAATCCTGAATTCGTTACTTCTACTCACGACGAAGCACAGGCGCACATCAACGATGCCATCTCAGAACATCATATCCATGGCGCTGGGAAGTGGCGGTCGATCCCTGCATACGAAATGCGCCCAAGCGATGACAAGTTGTGGGATCAAGCTTTGCGTGAGCGCGATTACAACGCCGAAATTGCTGGCAAGCTGGCGGACGCCATCAGCCAATATTTTAACGAAGAAATCGGCGAGCACAGCAGCGCGAATTGCCCATGGTTGGAAGCATTGCGAGTCATCGAAGAAGCCCCGCCACCCGCTGATGCGAAGGACAGCGCGCGTCTGGATTGGATTCTTGAACAAGCAAAGTTGAA